CTGGGAAGTTCTCTTTCTCGGTACGAACATGGATGCTGGACGAGTAGGGGCCCAGATGGGTGTCAAGGTAAGCAACTCCGTTACCTTCGACTATACCAAAGCCGGTGCGATGGACGCGATGTCTGCCGTAAACTTTGCTACTACTGCTAGCCGCGGGGTGAGCTTGAACTCTCGGTGCTACGCTGACGGAAGTACTCTCTCGGCTGAAACTCTTGACATGTCAAAACTCTATGCTGACGTGAAGAGCAAGTCCCTGAAGGAGACACCTGATCCCAAAGCATAACAAAGGTGTTTACTTTCTTGATGCTCATGATATAATTACTCCATCGACCACGGAGGTAATTATGACTAGAGAAGAATTAATGAAAAAGAAAACTCATGAGCAGCATCAATCAGAGTGGGACCAACGAATCGAGAACGTCTGGCTAGAGATCTCCTCCTGGAGAGGGATGTCGATCGGAGCTACTCACTTCTACGGAACCCTTCACCACCCTTGCACCTGCTCTCGATTCCCCTGCCCTCACCCCATCAGTCGTACCGACCTCGAGCACGTCTTAACTACTCAAGAAGCCAAGGAGCTGACGAAGCTTCACAATGACGGTTCACTCTTCGGACCGGGAGTGTACAAGTACAAGAAGGGTGACACCTCTCGTTGCTTTGAGACGAAGGAAGAGATCATCAAGCTTGCCATCGCATCCTACCAAGAGATGTTTCCAGACCGGAAGCGTCTCATCCTCGGAAGCCCGATCTATGATGACAGACTTCTCTTACATGAAAGAAAAGAATGACTGACTTTACCATCCTCGACCAATCCGGAGCTGACCTTGATGCTCTGAAGAAGCAACAGTTCAAGAACGCGATCCAGTTTGAGCGTGAGAAGACCGCGCTGAAGTACTACATGGCCGGGAAGGGATACGTCAAGGGGATCAAGGCTCTCGGTTTCGTTGAGCAAGTCGAGTTCCAGGTTCCGCTTGAAGAGCGCTTCAGAAAGGACAAGGCTACTCCCAGCCTTCACCACCAAGTTCGCATCGCGATGTCAGTCACCCAGCTGAAGGGACTGACCGACCTCCAAGAAGAACGTGCCATCATCTGTGCTCTGCTCCATGACGTCCAAGAAGATCGCGGGGTTGATCGCGATGAGATCATGCGTAACTTCGGAGTAAGAAACTCTGACATCACCTGGAAGCTGACGAAGAAGTTTGCAGGGCGGCACAAGAACAAGGATGAGTACATCCGTGACATCTCTCAAGACCTCATCGCTGCTCTCGTCAAGGGACTTGATCGCAACGACAACCTGGCTCACATGATCGACGTCTTCTCGGTAGACAAGATCGAGCAGTACACCGGTGAAGCTGAGACCGTCTTCCTTCCGATGCTGAAGAACGCCTCCAAGCTCTTCCCAGAGCTGTTTCAAGCATACCAGTCAATCTCTCTGCAGATGAAGCAACACATCAAGTTCATGAAGGCTTACGTAAAAGTCTCAAGAGCTAAAGCCAACGCAGAAGCTGACATCACCGAACTTCAGACAGCTCTGTTTGCTGCTTCAATCAAGTCAAAAGCTTTAACCGAATCTAATCACACGCTAGAGCAGCTTAACAAGGGGATTGATCAAAGAAATGAGGACCTTTACGAGCTCTTCTGTAAGAAGGATGAAGAACTTAAACTCGTCGTTGAGGAGTACAATCACCTCAAGTCAAAGCCTCGCGTTGACGGCAAGAAGGTCTTCGCGAAGGTAGCAGGTCTCCTCGTAACCAAGATGCGTAAGGAAGAAACTCTCACCTATGCCGAGCTAGTCAGCTTCCTGGACGAGCTCTCCGTCACTCTCCAGCTCTCCACCCTCGAACTCAACGAGTTCACCTCTGATGACATCAGTGCTCTAGAGCGCCAGGTCAAGACCTACTAAAGTCCTCTTTGTACCATCACGAATTGCCGAGAGAATAAATACTCTCGGCAATTCTGTCTCTACGAGGATCTCATGAAGCTATCAGAAATAAAGTCTGGTCTGGTCGAAACTTACTTCACCGAGGGATCGGTCGGAGTTCCTCAAGGTCAACTTGACCCGGTGTTCGAGTCTCTCGGCAACACGGTGGGACTTGACCTCAACTCAGAGTATCTCTCTACTCTCCTACAGACCTCTAACCAGTCAAGTGACCCGAGCAAAGCCTTCAAACGCTTTACCGAGGGCCGCGTAGCTCTCTTGACGATCGTCGAGGAGGACGGTTCTAGCGCGAACGCGATCTTCGCGGCCGTTCGCTCAGGCACTCACGTCAAGATCAGTGACCTCACGATCAGTCCGATCGCCGAAAAGGCCGGGGGACTCTTAGCAGTGAAGAACGCCTTAAAGCAAGCTAAGAAGCGGAATGACGACGTCTTCTTCAACATTACCATCACGGACAGGATCTAACATGAACTTCAAGAGCTACCTAGAAGAGGGTTACGGGTCGATCATCAAGAAGAGGATGAAGATCGAAGATCCTCTAGTTGAGGGTGTGATCGAGAAGAAAGTCAAGATTCAAGAAGGTGACTATAAGGGTCACACAGGAATTGCAGTGTTCACTAATTTGAATTCCGATGACGTGCGTTACTACGTAGTGGAACTTGATCGAGCAGTCAAGGACGTATCAGTAGTGATCGTCTACAACGGCGAGTATGACTTCGAGTAGGAGGACGCATGACAGACAAGATAGAAGTTGCGAACGAGGTAGCTGAGGTTCTCGAAGCAGCAGGGGAGAAGGGAATGATCAACTTTGTCAAGAGCAGCCCTCTCAAGGCTGCAGCTGCGTTCATCGGTTCGATCGCGACGATCATGGGAGCTCTGTGGGCGTTTGACTCACACTACGCGAGCGCCCAAGACCTCATCAACCTACAGAACTCGGTTACCCAACAGCTCACCAAGAACCGAGCTGATGACCTCGATGACAAGATCTTCGCTCTACAGCTCAAGCAGAACAAGCAGAACGGTAAGCTAGACCCGGTTGACTCCGCGATGCTTGATCGCTACACTCGTCAGCTCCAGATGCTGCAAGATCAACTCAAGACGGTGAACTCCAAGTGAACTTTAAGGACTTCTTAGCTGAGGAAGAGATCAAGGTCAAGTACGTTACCCCTGCGGGGAGGGGACACAAGACCGAGGAGCACCATGCTCTCACTCTCTACGTAAACTTCGTGGATGACGTCACGATGTCAGAAGACGGGAAGGACCAGATCGTCTTTCACCACAGCGCGATCGATGACGTGATCGAGGCTCTCAAGAAGCTGAAGGCAAAAGCATGAAGCTGACCGAACTTGAACCGAGGTGGTACGGAGCTGACGGAGTTACCTACGGGTTGTCATTTCTCTGCCCTCACTGTCAGAAGACGAGACTGGGGATTGCCTTTCACCATGCAGGTCATGAAGCGATGGAGGACTCAGTGATCAGAGTTCACTCTTCACATGATCAACACGTCTGGATGATCACCGGAGACCAGCAGATCTTTGACGGTCTGGAACACCGAGGATTTGACCACGTGACCCTCTCTCCGTCGATCGACGCGAGTCAATCAGGACACTGGCACGGCTTCATTCAGGACGGCGAGATCAAGTAAAGAAGTCAACAAAGTAGTTTACTTTTTGTACCGCTGTGATATAATGCTTCTACTGGATACTCAAAGGAAACGATGATGTTGATCTAGTTCGCAGTTGCTACGAGGTTCCCAGCATGATCCGCATGGGATAGCTAAGAGATAACAAATCTGCGTTCTTTTAAAGTACTAAAGCACTCTCACGGAGAGAGGAATCCCACAGGATTCTAAGTCTAGCAGCCGCAGTCGTAAGGCAGGTATCTCACGATGCCGTTAGACTCTCGATGAAAGTACTTCGGTCTGCTATGAGATGCCTTCTCCGCGGAAGCATCAATAGAGTGATCCACTACAAGCTACTGTCGTGAGACATCGCTGAACGTGCCTAACGGATCCGGACAATGTTGGTTCAACTCCAACTAGCAGAGCCAAAGTACTTTGAAGCAATAGTTTAGAGGCTCCTGTACTCAAAGCTGCAAGCAGAGAGTACAGAACGATGACATAGATTGGTATCGGTGCAGATCTTAAATATCTGCTAGCTTCGCGAGGCTGCTTAAGGGGTTCGAATCCTCAGGTTGTGCTTCTAAACTATTGCTTTAACAAATATGTTTACTTTTGTTGAAGAATATGTTACCATATCTTTAACGTCAAGGAAACATTAAAAGCGATCTGTTCCGAGTCGCCCAACGTGAAGTTTACTTCACCGAGTCGCCCAACGAACATCGCTCTTAATGATCCCTTGTGGATTGAATTTTAACTTTTTAAGCTCTACTATAAATACTTTCATTATGAAAACGATTGCCAAAACATTTAGACACGAACCAAATCGCATGATTTGCCCCGTAACAGTGGCGAATCAACGAGATGAACGTGTATACCTCGCAATTGGAGGCGGAACCCAGAACTAACGGGAACTGCAAATAATCAAATCCAAGAGCGAGGAACCTTCAAGGTTCCTCGGTTCATTTTGGAAGCTGTAAACAGGAAAGTAGTTCAGTGTTAGAACTCCAAACAGGGTGGAGGCCGTTGGTTAGATTCCAACCTTTCCTACCGAACAAGTGCTTAGCGGAACGTGGCTGCATCCGGCACTCAAAATAAGGGAGAAAGGGCGTCGAGCGTATCTGATGAAGCTCCTCTTGTGGAGTGAAAAACGGTACGTCGTTGATGAGGTAGTGTTACTCATCTCCTAATTCTGGGTGGTACTTTTACTCCACCCACTACACACTGATTCTAGTGTGTAGAGAATTACGATTTTGAACCATCTTTATTCTCCTTTTGATAAATAGATGTATGAACTGCGAAAATTGTAATTCTCTACATAATGGAACTTATGGCTCAGGAAGATTTTGTTCTTCTATGTGCGCTAGAGGCTTCTCAACTAAAAACAAGCGGCAAGAGATCAATGACAAAGTTAGTAAAACGTTGACTAATCGTACTCTTTCTGAAGAAACAAAAATGAAAATTTCAACTGCTCTTAAAGGCAGAGAAATTACATGGGCAACGCAAAATGAAAATTCTGGTAAGAAAATTGCAGAAGGTCTTCGCAAACATTATCAAGAAAATCCATTTTCTGAAGAACGCCGTAAGATGATGTCTGACTTTGCAAAAGAACGTGGTCTAGGCGGTCACACAAGTAAATTGAAGCTCTTCTTCAAGAAGAACGATGGAACTGAAGTTTACCTTCAGTCTTCGTATGAGATCACTTACGCAAAGCTTCTTGAAGAGAACAAGATCGATTGGATTCGTCCAGATCCTGTTGTTTGGGTTGATGCTAATGGAGTGTCTCACAAGTACTATGGAGACTTCTACCTTACAAAGTTCAAGCTTTACATCGACACGAAGAATGATTACTTGATCAAGAAAGATGCAGAAAAGATCAAGCGAGTAATCGAACAAAACAAAATCAGCCTGAAGGTTCTTTCTGGAAAAGAACTTGATTGGTTGCCAATATCAGGTTAGCTCAGAGGCAGAGCGATGCTCTTACAAAGCATAGGTCGAGATTTCGAAATTCTCACTTGATACCAGATGGTATGACAGATTGGCTATGTAATGGATTGCAAATCCATCCAGACCAGTTCGAGTCTGATGCCGGGTACCAAAAAATCTCCCGATAGTCCAATGGACACGACGAAACGCTACGAACGTTTAGATACAGGTTCGATTCCTGTTCGGGGGTCCAGATTCAACAATTCCCCGGTACACTAATTGGTAAGTGACCTGACTGTTAATCAGACGTAAAGGCGAAAGCGTAATATACAGGTTCGAGTCCTGTCTGGGGAGCCATGGTGTTGTAGTATAATGTTAGTACGGTTCCCATTTGCGGGGACAGACCGAGGTTCGATTCCTTGCAACACCGCCAAACAATTCCTCAATAGCTCAGTCGGTAGAGCGTCGCACTGTTAATGCGAATGTCGTTGGTTCGAGTCCAGCTTGGGGAGCCAAATGAACTCTCTTATAAATAGAATCAAACAAGGAGGTTCAAAAATGATTGATGTTGAACAATACATTCTCACTTCAAGAGAAGATCGTAGAAAGCATTTAGATCTCACCTCACCATGTGATAAACGTGGTGGATACTCTAAAGAATTTAGAGGACTTCTTGCTCATCATCTTAATACTTCGATTCCTCGAGGAAGAAAAGTTCTTCTTTGTCATGCATGTCATGATGGTGAATGTTCAAATGTTAGACATCTTTATTGGGGAACTCATAAAGACAATCTAACTGATTACTTAGAAAATGGCGGTGCTACTTTCTATGAGAAGATGGTGAACAAGTATGGGAAGGAAGAAACACATAGAATTCGCAGATCTGGATTAGACAAATCTAGAGGTTGTACTGCTTATACTCAAGAACAGATTGCAAATTACCGCACTGTTCTTGAAAAGATCGAAAAGAAGCATGGTTGGATTTCAAAAGCTGCTGTTGAACTTGGAATTTCTCACACTCAAGTCCGTCGCTTTTGTTTAAAACATGCTACTGACATGCTATAACGGGTCTGTCATATATTGGTATTATGATCGGCTGTCTACCGGTACAAGGGAGTTCGATCCTCCTCAGGCCCGCCAAACAACATCGCATTAGAATATGGGTGAATTCATCAGGCTTTCAACCTGAGGAGGTGGGGTTCGAGTCCCCCATGCGATACCAGTCAGTTGCACAGGAATGAGAGTTACTTCGTTAATGGATAACCTCGGCGAAAGCCGGTCACTCTCTCCGCTACTTCTCTGACTATGCTTCCATCGTCTATCGGTTAGGATGAGAGACCTTCAATCTCTAGAGCGGGGTTCGATTCCCCGTGGAAGCACCATGGGTTCTTAGTGTAAAGGTAACACGGGCGACTTTACGGCGTCTATTTCCGGATTCGAGACCGGAGGAATCCACCATCTGTCTCTGGGTGAAAGGTGAGCCACTGTGTTTGGAACGCAGTCGATGAGGGTTCGAATCCCTCGGGACAGACCATAGCGAGGTAGTGAAAAAGTGTCACGCTGGGCTCATAACCCGGAGAACCGGAGCGTCACCGGCGATCGCAACCAACAATTCCGTCCATGGTGTAGTGGAGAACATCCTAGCCTTCTAAGCTTGTGACCCTGGTTCGATTCCAGGTGGGCGGACCAACTCGTAGGGCGCGTGGTGAAATTGGTAATCACAACGGACTTTTAATCCGTAAGTTGAGGGTTCGACTCCCTCCGTGCCCACCAACATGGTGATATAGTATAGTGGCTATTACAGGGCTCTCATAAGGCTTAGATCGCAGTTCGATTCTGCGTATCACCACCAAGTAGTTGCAGCGTTTAGAGATACTTCGTTAGTTCAACTCTAATCCTCGGGCCAAACCGAGGTCGTCCACACTGGGGACATCTCTCTTGACAACTTTTACTCTACTTACACATGCAGACGTAACAATGATGGTTCATGTAACGGCTTGAAACCCCGATGATGCTGGTTCGATCCCAGCCGTCTGCACCGGCGGAAACTCTGGGTTCGACTCCCAGCACCTTAGCAATAGGGTGTAGATTAACGGTAGATCACCGTCACGAAGGGCCTGTAGTGATACTGGGGTAAACAATGCGCTTGCACCGCGAAGATCGGGGTTCGATTCCCCGCAGGTCCACCTTCCGAAAACACGGGTTCGAATCCCGTTCGGGTGGCGAAAGCTGCCGGGTCGTCTAGTGGCTCAGGACGTCGGACTGAACAAATTGGGGGATTAGCTCAGCTGGGAGAGCGTCTGACCTGCAATCAGAAGGCCAGGAGTTCGATCCTCCTATCCTCCACCAATTCTGAGAACGGTCCGGTGAGGCCTGTGCGTGGTGATCACGGTTCTCGGACCATCAGGACGTGGGAAAGTCTGGCTAATCCACTTACCTCGGACGTAAGAGAACGTCGGTTCAAATCCGACCGTCCTGACATCTGTGCATTAGAGTATAAATAGGTTGTATGAAAACAACCTACTATCTAGTGTACAAACTGACCAACTTGGTCAACAGCAAGATCTACATCGGTTGTCACATGACGAAAAATCTTGATGATGGTTACATGGGATCAGGTAGACGTCTCGCAAATGCCAAAAAGAAATACGGCATCGAGAACTTCAAGAAGGAAATCTTGAGCTTTCACGAGACCCCTGAAGAGATGCTTGCTGAAGAAGCCCGACTGGTGAATGAAGAGTTCATTGGAAGAGCAGATGTCTACAACCTGACAGTTGGAGGCAAAGGTAGCTGGTTTTGGATAAATGCTTCAGGACTTTGCATCAAAAATTTCAAGGATGAAAAAGTTCAAGCAAAGATTAGAGGGAAATTAGCAGAATGTCGTAAAGATCCTCTATTCAAAGAATTGCACAATGCTGCTATCAGCAACGCAATAAAGAAACGTCTAGAAACACACGATCATGTTTGGGTCGGTAAAACTCATTCTGATGAAACAAAGCAACTAATGAGTAAGTCTCACCATGGTAAACATGATGGCGATAAAAATTCTCAATTTGGTACATGTTGGGTTTCTAGACAAGGTGAAGTCAGGAAGATTAAGCAGCAAGATCTTAACCAGCATCTTCAAGATGGCTGGATAAGAGGTAGGAAACATACCATCATCGACTAATGGCTAGGTCGCTTGCCCCTCATGCAGGAGATACCGGTTCGAATCCGGTTGGTGGTTCCGAAGAAGATCGGCTCCCCTTAAGGAGTAACGCGGTAAGATAGGGTATGTCGCTCAGAGAACCTTGAGTAGGGTGTCTTTTTCACACATCGGAGATTAGCACAGCCTGGTAGTGCGCTTGCTTTGGGAGCAAGATGTCGAGAGTTCGAATCCCTCATCTCCGACCAGTTTGGGTTGCAAGTGTAATTGGCTGACACAGGAGACTCTTAATCTTCAGAACTGGGTTCGACTCCCAGGCAACCCACCAACAATTTGGGAATGTAACTCAATGGTAGAGTACTCGCCTCTTAAGCGATAGGTTGCCGGTTCGACCCCGGCCATTCCCACCAAGATCAGGAGGAACGTCTTGCAGCGGAAATCTTGATTCACGATCGACTTTAGCTCACGGGGTCTGCAAGCCTCATAGGTTGAAGAGAGATGTCGTCTAGCGGATAGGACACTGGCCTTTCGGGCCGGGAACCCGGGTTCGAATCCCGGCATCGCGTACGATCGTTCTACGGTCCTGTCATCTAATGGTAAGGTGTCCACCCGATTAGTGGAACACGAAGGTTCGATTCCTTCCGGGACTACCAATATACAGGCAATTAACTCAGCGGTAGAGTAACTCCTTGATAAGGTGTAAGTCACTGGTTCAAATCCAGTATTGCCTACCAAAAATGATTATCTTGCAGTGATTGATCGAGCTAAGATAGATCAAGTAATCAAAGAAAATGCAGTAAATGTGATCATCTCACAAAAGACATGATCACTGAAAAGTTTCTCCTTGAGTGTACTTCGGGGTGACGTTAATGTAGTGGAAACATCCGAGATTGTGAATCTCGTATCACGGGTTCGAACCCCGTACATCACCCCCAAGTACACTTTGCCTGGATAGTTCAATGGTAGAACAGAGACCCGATAAGTCTCAGACGTAAGGTTCGATTCCTTTTCCAGGTACCAACTAGCAGTTGCACTTGTCATGAGTTACTTCGCCCTCAACGCCAACCACACTCACGACGATCTCTTCTCTGCTACGATTGCCTGGTACAGCGGCTGTGAATTTGCCTTTGAAGCAAGTGATGAGGGTTCGACTCCCTCCTGGGTTGCATCTAGTCACTAGATGATAAATAGATGAATGAAAATCTACTATCTAGTGTACCAACTCACCAACTTGGTGAATGACAAGATCTACATCGGCTGTCACATGACGAAAGACATGAATGACGGCTACATGGGATCAGGGACGATTCTCAAACGTGCCAAGAAGAAGTACGGCATCGAGAACTTCAAGAAGGAGATCTTGAGTTCTCACGAGACACCTGAAGAGATGCTTGCCGAAGAAAAGCATTTAGTAGATGAAGTCTTTCTAGGAAGAGATGACGTCTATAACTTAGCGATCGGCGGTAAGGGAAGTTGGTTCTATGTGA